CAGCGCGAGTTTCGAGCAGAGCGGAGCTGAGCCGGACGCCGTGCGCGTCACGATGAAGTTGCCCGAAGCGCCAATCAGCGCGTCGCCAACTGCTGTCGACGCACACACTGCCGCTGCCGGCAAGAACCCCTTGGTGGCGATGAAGCAGAAGCTGCCGTTCAGCGCCTTGGTGGCATTCGCTCCGGTCAAATTCAGCGACGTGAAGTTCGGCAGCAGCCAGCCGGCCAGTGAGTTCAGGTTGCCGGTGGCTGCCGGGTTGCCTTCGGAGAAGGTGCCGGTGACGGTCGTGTACGTCTCGTCTGTCCAGTAGACAGGGGCGGGATACGCGAGCATGGCCGCGGCGGTCGTCGAGTTGTAGCGCACGTAGCGCACGATCAACGGAGCGCCGTACCCGTTGCCGCCGTACAGCATCGACGGACCTTCGGACGCGCCCGGCGAAAGCAGATACGCCGCGCCGATGGGATTCTGCGCGCCGTTGGGATAGCTCGGACAGTTGACCGGAGGCTGAGTCGTGATCGTCGACGCATACGTGTCGATTGCGGTGTACAGGTTGCCAGTTGTGATAATCGGAAATTCTGTTCCGAGAGCCATGTGAAGCCTCCAGCGCCGTTGCGCCATTGCAAAATTCTTGTGGGCGGGAGTTACCCCCGCCCCGTTCAAACCACTACTAGCCCGTCACCCCGGACAAAATGAAGCCCAGCCGCGGAGCGCTGACCACGATGTTGCCACCGAAGCAGAGCTGGCCGGCAGAGTCAACCGAGTTCGGCAGTTCCTTGAACCCGGTGAACCCGAAGCCGAACAACTCGTGATCCGAGATGTGGACGTTCATGAAGTCGGTGTTCATGCCGAAAACGTAGCCGCTGGGCACGTACTGGTCGACCACGAGCCGCTGGTTGTTGAACCGGATGGCCGTGAAGCCGATGTTCTGCGCTTGGTCAACCATGATGTTGTCGTTGACGCGCTGCGCCGGGACCAGCTTGTTGTAGAGCTGGTTGTAGATCGACTGCGTGGTCGCGATCAGATTCGGCTGGCGATTGCCAAAGGTTCCCTGGCCATACGCCTTCTGTAGTGCGGTGATCGACAGCGGCCCGCCGACATTCTGGTAGTAGCCGTTGATGCCGGTCGAGGCGCCCGAGCCGATGGCCGCGCGCGGCAAGCCGCCGTAGGTCGGATAGTTGGTGCCGTCATCGTACCCGGCGAGCAGGCCGTCCAGCGCGATCTGCGAGGACACGGTTCCCTGGCCGTCGTTGTAGATGTCGATCGCCAACGCTTGAGCCAGCGCCTGCGAGCCGTTGATCATCTTCTCTTCGACGAAGCTCATCACCGCGTTGTTGCCCATGTTGATCGGCAACTGCGTGCCTTGAATGGTCACGTTCGCGTAGTAGAACTTCACCGCGAAGGTCATCGCCGTGTCCGTCTGGACATAGGAGATGTCGAAGATGGAGCCTGGGGCGAACGGGCCAGCCTTCAGCGGCGCATACTGGATGGGCTGCTGAATGTAGAGGCCACCCGGAAAGGGCTTGACTGTATCGCCCTTGAAGATTTGAACGAAAACCGGAGATACCTTGTAATACTCGTCCACGATCTCGGGGACAATCTCCTGCTTCGTTACTGCGCTGATGTCATTGATGTTAAGCGCCATCACTGGCCTCCGTGGTTAAAGTTTGTTGAGTCCTAGCTCGCCATTTCAACCTGGCGGGCTTGAATCCTGTCGAGTGCTGCTGCCGCGCGCCCCGCGCCGGTCGCTGGAGCACCATCCGCGCCGGTCTTGCCGCGGTTGATGAACATCCGGATGTTGCTGTTGGTCGCCGGCGGCGGAGTGGTTCCCGGTACGCCTGCGGATCCAGACCTTGCCTTCACGCGCTTCTCGACTTCTGTTTCGATGGTGCGCTCTGTCACAACCGGCGCCACATAGTCGTTGTACGCATCGGTAATCGAACGATACCCGCGCGCTTTGCTTTCCGGCTTCTCTAGGAACGTATTGAAGTCGGCGGAATCGAACGGCTTGCCGGTCTCGCGCTCATGGCGGCCGTAAATACGGTTCAACTCATCGGCCCGCTGAATCGAAATCTTCACAGCGTTGTTGACTAGCTCGTCGCCGCGCGTCTTCACCACGTCGGCAATCCGAGCATCAACCGTCTCGTTGATTTTGCCGAGTTTTGCGTCGAGCATCCGATCGATCGCACTCAAATCGAACTGCCCAGCGGCGGGCGGCGGTGTGCTGCGCGCCGGAGGCGGATCGACCACTGCAGCCACTGGCGGCTCATCGCCGTCATAGTAACTGACCAACTCTTCGCCACGGGCAAGGCGAGTCGCCACCGCGCTGTTGCCCTGAATCTTCGCGAATTCTGCCGGGCTCAAAAGCCCTTTCAAATCGTCGAGCAATGCCATACACTACTCCCTTCGCACTAAGCTGCGTGCGACTCGTCTGTTTGGGATGGTGGAGGTGATGGAGGCCCGCCAGCCGGCGGCTCCGGTGGTGCTGATTCTGCCGGCTTATCGTCGCCGGAATCCAAGTCTTTCGGATCTTTCTTCAAACCCTGGACAACCAGAACTTTGATGTCTTCCTTGATCTTGTCGATGCCGGGCTTCAATTCCTTTTTGAGCTTCGACATCTTGCTTAGAACGCGGTACACGCCCGTCAACCCCTTCATCAGCTCCTCGTCCGCGTCCGGTTCGCCGCCGGGCTTCTTTTGGGGAGGTCCACCCGCCGCGGCATCCCCGCCCGCAGGCAGGTTGTCGTAGAAATTCGGAGGGGCGGCTGTGGGGGCTGGCATTGGCATGGTTAGTTACCTTTCACCGGGAAGCCGGTCTTCACGTTGACACTGGTCCCGCGGTCCGGAATCGGCTGGCCGCTGTTGATCATGTGGCCGAAGAGCGCGATCTTGCCGCCGGTCATCTTGGGGGCCGTCACGGTCGGGCCAAAGGTCTCTTCGCTGACGCGATCATTCTTTGCCATGGGAATTACTCCTGGGTAGTGGGGGCCGGCGCACCGGCCCCAGTTCACTGTTGTGGTTGGTGCTTGACTACGCGAGAACTACTTCTCGCGCTTGGAGCCGCGATGAGCCTTCCGCGACTTGTGTCCGCGCTTGTGACCTTTGCGAGCCATAGGCGTCCTCCTTCTTTGGAGCGGTTTTTTAACGTGGCCTTCACCACGGTCAAGCAAGATGTTGCCATCAAGCCTTCGATGCCAATATCGCACCACCGAGGAGGTTCCAGTCCCGCCTTGCGTCGCGAAATTTGAGGGAAAATTACAGATTTGCAACAAATCACTACAATGCGCTACTATTCGTGCATGGGAAACTTTTACCTCTCGCCCACGCAGGTTGCATCCAAACTCCACGTTGGAGTCGAATCGATTCGCCGCTATTTGAGATCGGGTGAATTGATTGGGATTCATGTCAGCCGAAAATGCTGGCGCATCTCTGATGACGACCTGAATGACTTTTTGAAGAAACGGAAGAGATAGGCTTACTTCTTCCCGTGTGGATGCTGCATCGCGCCCGCCGCGCCGGCCATCGCAATCTTCTCCGCGGCCTCTTCTTTGAGCTCGGCTTCGATCTTCTCCGCGTCAGCTTTTGGCACGCCGAGCTTGCGATAAAGGCCTTTGCGCGATAGATCGCCAAGTTTACGCATGACGAACGCCACCTGCACCTCGTCCTGTTTTTCGATGGCCAGCAGACTTCCTTTGCGGATTGAGAAGATCGCCTGGCGCACAAACTCTTCCGGCTCCATTCCCTTTTCCAGCCACTGCCCATAGAGCGGCTCAAAGTCCGCATCCGTCAAGCCCTTGACGCCGAATTTCTTGATGCGGCTCTTGGAAGTCTCGAACTGCATTTTGTTGGCTGTGACCATCGTGCCGACATCGGTGAGAAAACTGTGAAGGCCGCGGCCCATGAAGCGAATCGGAATGGACCTGGAGTTCATGATCATCTCCAGCGAGTCGCCACCCGGCACCTGCTTCTTCTGCGCCGCCTGGTTGATGGCCGCCGCGCCCGAGGTCATGTCCTGCTCTTTTTCCACATCCTGCTTCATCTGGAGAACATAGGCCGGCAACTCGGGCGGCTTTGGGAACTCAGGGGACTTCGGCGCATTGTTGTTGTACATGATCTTGCCGCCGGGCGCGCCGGGATCCATCGAATCCCAAACTGACTGCGCAAACGCCGCCTTCGGCGCCACCATGCGCGGCTCGATCGCCGCCCGGATCATATCCATGATTCCGCCGTTGATCCGGTTCACAATGTCGCTCATCATGGCAATCGGTTCGAGTGGCGAGCAGCCGTTCGGAGACCAGGGAACCCGAATCAGCCGGAGTTTGGCGAAAGGGTACATCGCGTGCCAGTAGGGGTTCGGACCATCCTGCAGGAGCTTGCCGCCGGCCGCGATAACAAACCTGCCGCGGGGATACCAGAGGCAACCAGGTTCAACCATGTACGACCAGTTGTAATTGGCGTCGCCGACCCGTTTTGTCTCACTGCCTTCGTTTTTTGCCCCATCTTTGAACCAAAATTGCTTGAGCATGGCCTTGGGATAGCGCGACCGCTTCCCGTCCGCCTGCTTTTTGCCGAGCAACTTTTTGAGCGCCGGGTTCAGCCGGACCCACGAGGCTTCGGACATCTTGCCGGGCCTGGACATATCCCCGGTTGGCTCATTGCCTTCGAGATCCGGGTGTACATCGTTGGCCAGGTCTCCGTAGGCGCGCTTTAAGGTTTCGATGGTCACAGGCCAGCGCGCGATAACGCATTCGTCGTCCTGGATACGGCTGCCCGCGCCAATCGTCATCACGTTGAGCGGCCCAAGCGGCATGAACTCGCAATCGCCCATTCCGTTGTTGAGCGCGGAGTTCCATTGAATTTTGGCGTAGCCCGTGTGGAGAAGTGCCCACATCACAGCCTGGGTCAGCTCCGCCTCGAAGTCGGTGAATCGAGCCCACATCCCGATCATCTCGTTAAGTAGGTCTTGAAGTTTAGTAAACTCCTCGTCCTCGTTAGCGAACTTGACCTGGAAGTCGGGTTCGATGTCGGTGAGCAAGCCGGCCATCTCGACAAACTGCCGAAAGAGGCGGTTGACTGTGGGGCGGGAGCGGCCAAACCGGGACTTTGCGTTCCACTGCTGGCCGGAGATGTAGTCAATGAGCCGAGAGGTCAGACGGATCTCGCGGGAGTCCGCAAGTTCTCGCTCGCCTTCTTCGTAAACGGCATCTGCCCAAGCGAGAACATCCCGCTCCAGCGCCTTTTCCGGTCTCTCTTTGAAGTCAGCCATCGCGGAAAGTTTACCTGATGCCAAGGGTTTCGGTGAGAACTTGCGGAGATATTTTTCTGGGCCAGTTATTCAGTATGAGCCAGAGCCCCGGCGATGCGCGTCTCCCACTTGACGACCTCGGCGGTCAGATTTTCCACCTGGCCAGAGAGTTCGACGTTTAATTTGGCTGCGGCAACCATCTCGGCGCCGTTCTTCACGCCCAACTTTCGCAGCTCGGCCGCCTGCGCGCCATCGATCAGAACCGGCTCGCCAGCCATGCAGCACCGGATGAGCGAGGCTATTGTCGGATGGAAGCGCTCGCCCAGCGCCTCTTTCGCTCTCATCAGAACTTCCTGGTTCACCCAGACCTCGGCTTTCACGTCGCCGGCCCCCGCCGCAAACCGGACCTCGGTCTTCATCATGTCCGGCTTCATCGCCCAAAACTGCGCGTGGCTGAGCCGGTGGCCCATCAAGCAAAAGCAATCCCTGTTATCCCGCATCGCCTGGACTGCGGGGCTTCCATTGTTGCGGCACATCGGGCAGTACGCCCCGGTCACATTGTCGCCTGTCAGCATTCTCGCCTCCTACCATTCATCGCCGAAGTCTTCCAATCCCCGCCCTGGCCCGGCATTGGCCATAGAGCTCTTGTAAGCCCACACCAAATCCGGAGTGATGTCCGTCGTGGCGAGGCCGTGCTTTGAGTGTAAATCAAATTCAGCGCCCATGGTGTCGAAGATTGGCGAGTAGAGCGTGTTCGCGTTACAGACCAGAATCGGCTTTACCTGCCAACCCGCCTTGCCTTTGATCATCGTGTCCGCTTCCGCCTGGGTGTTGTACTGCCCGCGCTGGCGCATGATGTTGTCGTAGACGCCGTAGATGTGAAGTTCGCCGCTCTGCCGGACGTGCTCGGTCGCCGCGCTGATCTTGAGGTGCTTCGTCGTTTCGCGCAAGCAATAGAGGCCGATCATTGCCGTCATCACGCCATCATCTTCGTTGCCTTGCCCCTCAGATCGTCCTCCTGAGTCCAGCGCCGCAAAGTCTACCATCTCGTCGAGCAGGTCGGCATCTCGGATAACAACTGTACGGTCGAGCAGTGCTTCGTTCATGGTTCCGATGATCTCGTCGCGAGTCTTTGATGTGGTCAGCCAATGCAGGTAATTGCTGGCTTGATGCGTCAGCCGGTCTTTGAACTGCGGACGATACAGGTTCGGGTAATCCATATCGCGCAACTCGTTGCCGGTTGTGATGCCATCCTTCATGTATTCGTTGGCTACTTCGGCACCATTGTAGAAGAGGCCGATTGCCGCAACGACGTGCGCGAATTTCTTCGGAGGTATCCAGCCCCACCAGGTCGCAACTTGTGTATCTGGCTCTATGCCTTGCCCGGCACGAAAAACATTCGCAACCGAGAAGTCTCCTCCGTTTCCTAGCGCAACGTCATCGGACACATAGTAAGTTGCCCCCTGCTCCGGCATCTCCCAGATGTGCATTCTCTTCCCGCCACGTCCCGACTTACGTCGAGGGAGAATCTCATCGTCGGCCACCGGCATGATGTCGTCTGTGTTGAATCGCGGCGGCTCCATCGAAACCAGACTAATCTCTCCGGCATAGAGAGGCTTGCAAACCTTATTGATTTCCTGCCATTCAAGAGAGTCGCGGTCAAACGCGCAGAGGCCTGATGATTGAAACGCTTCATTGGGTGTGAGGGGATACGACTCAAGGAATCCAGCCTTGGTCCCTGAGCGCTTCGCCGCGCGCAGACGAACACGCCGGAAGTTCCAGAAAGTATCTGGTATCTCGAAGTGTTCTTCTTTTTTAATGCGCTCGTTGAACGTCGTCTCTTCTTCAGATAGATCAAACGCTCCTTTGATTGGCAGATAGTATTTCTTCACCTTATAGACTGGAATCCAGACCGGGCGCATATCGCCGTCTCCATCAACCGCTGAACTCCATTGGTCATAAAACAATCCTTCACGGCCATAGCCGGTTGACTCGAAGACTTGGAAAGTGTCGAGCGCGTTCATTGACGGCTTCACGTCGCCTTCATAAATTTCATCGTTAGGCCAACGGGAAACTTCAGAGGCGTGGAGACATCTGATAGTGCGGCCGATGGCAACTCCTGAAGTTTGCGTCGCTGGAGATACCTGCAATGCGGAGCCAAGACCGGGGTCTACCATGCGCTCTTTCTCATCGGCGCGCTGAAACTCAATAGCTCCCTTCTTCGTCTTATACATATACTCAGGCCTCAGCCACCACGGAAGATTCGCATAAGCATTCAAGCTGAGTTTGTAGATATGTTCCGATGTTACTTCATTCTGCGCGATAATCATTGTGAAGCAGTGTGGAGTGAAGATGGTCCGATGGAACATAGCCGCCGCCGTCCAGACCGAGATACCTGTCTGTCGCGGCTTGAGAACGATGATCTTGCAATAACCGTTCGCCGCCCACTCCTCACACATCGCCTGATAGACAATCTCTTGATGATCCCAGAATGGGTAGAGAGATTTTAAGACACCTTGCTCGGTCGTGATGAAGTGGTAGTTCTCAAGATAGTAGCGGAGGTCGAGAGCTTTTTGCACTTCATTTTCTATGAATACAAGACCGTCTTTGGGAAGTTCCGCCCATGCGCGAGTAATATCCTGATCGCATCGGATATAGTGGTCCTGTAAAACATCAATAGCGTCGTTGAGTGAGGAGTCTTTACGTGGTACTCTCATCCTCAACCTCTTCCTCATCTTCGCCTTCGTCTCCGCCAAAATCCTTGAACTCGTCGGCAATTTCGTCTTCGGCGCTGACTACCTCGGCCTCTTCGATCTCCTGTTCGTTCGCCAAGCCGATCTGTTCACGCTTCTTGCGAAGAATCTGCTCGAAGCTCATGCCGGGACCGAAGCCGCCTCCGGCAATACCTCCGGCATTGAATTGTTGATTCAACTGCAGAGCCGGAGTCTTCGGCTGGACCGTCTCCATCATGCCGCGGACTTGCTCAACAGTTTTCAGGCGCATCGCGGTGTCGGGATGGGTTTTCACCTTCCCGGTTTCCTTGTCCACGAAGATGACTTTCTCCGCTTTCATGCCGTCTTTGAAAACAGTGCTCACGCCTTCAAGTTGATCCATCAGCACCTGGACAGCTTTGACGTTGAGCACGGAGAGTTGGTTGCGGAAGGTCCATTCCTTGATGCGGTCGATCGACGCCTTGACAGTGAGCGGGTTGACGCCCTCCTCGGCCGCCAACTGCGCTTCGGTTTTTTGAAGGCCTTCGATCTGGAACCAGCGCCGGAGATCCGCCTCGGTGGGACTCGCCAGGTTCCGATAGCGGTTCACGCGGCTCTTGCTGCGCACAGCCAGCGCTGAGCCCGGCGGCGGTATGGGGGCTTTGAGTGGCCCCTCTCCCCGCTTTTTCTTTGCCGCTGCGGGCATAGACTAGACCTCTGCCGGGGATTCTGTGAGGAGCGCCTGCTCTTCGGCTTGGGCTTGCTGGTCGAGCGTCGCGGTGGGGCTCAAGCCAAACCCGGACGGCGGAGCGCCAAAAGTGGACTCCTCGGGCGCAAACTCTTCGGCGCCGTACTCGTGAGTCGACCTGGACTCAGTTTCGAGGAAGAGTTGCTGGAGGACGCCGATCGCTTTTTCCAGCCGGAGGCACGCTTGGATGCTGCGCGCGGCGGCACCCTGTAGAGCCTCAGCGTTGATCTTGTCGATCCCGGCCTGCATGGCGGCGCGGTGCGCCTCCAGGATGGCGGCCAGCTCCCGGCGGTGATCTTCGAGCAGCCCGCGGACCTCGGTGCGAATTGCGACGAAACTTGACTTGGCTGACTCGATGGTAGCCTTGCTCTCCGCCTGGTGTGCGGCCAGTAGCCGGCCAGTCTCTGCGTAGACTGCCGCTGATTCCGCTTTTGCTCCGGCCAGTTGGCGCTTCAGGTTGAAGGCCAGCCAGATCAGCACGGCAACCCCGCCTAGCAGCAGGAACAGGAATAGGGCGGCGAAGATGGAGAGGGACACGATTCCGACAATGCTCATGGTTGGCAGTTTACTCCAACATATTCCCGCTTGCAAAATAAATTTCAAATATACTGTTTTGTCACATTGACACGGCGTTACGTTGTGATATATTTTTTCTCATGGCCTTCGTAAAACTCGACACTGGAATCCTTGATTCAACCCTTTGGATCGAACGTGATCTGCGGGAAGTCTTCATCACAGCCCTGCTTATGGCAGAGCCAAAAGAGTTTGATGAACCAAGCCGGCAGATCGAAGTCAGCCGCCTAGAGTTCACTGGCTTTGTAGCGCCACCTGGCTGGTATGGGTTTGTCCCTGCTGCCAGTTTTGGCATTATCAACCGAGCTGGAGTTGGAAGAGAGGCTGGTATCGAAGCCCTCCGCCGTATGGGAGAGCCGGAGATTGAGAGCCGATCAAAAGACTTTGAAGGCCGCCGAATGATCCGCATTGACGGCGGATATTTAATCCTTAACTATATGAAATATAGAGACAAAGACCACACTGCAGCTGAGCGACAAAGGCGGCTCCGCGCCCGAAGAAAAGCTTTGGAAGAGGAGATTGTCACGGCGTAACGTACATAATGTCACGCCGCTATGAGTCGTTACAGTAACGTAACATCACACAGTCAGATGCAGATGCAGATGCATTTCTTAAAAGCATAGGTTTTTCTATGTAGTGTATTTATCTCTCTGTACTTTTGTGGGCAAAACATCGAATTTGAATGATTTACAACGGTTACGAAAGGAAACTTCAATGCCAGCAAACCTTGAACTTCTAGCCACCAGTCGCGTGATGGTAGATCAGGTGATCGCCCGCGGACAGGTTCCCGTCATGTTCCTGATGAACCGCGCAACCTCCCAGGCGCTCGCCGAGACGCTGGCCGCCGCCTACAGGGAGCGCTTGTCCACCTTCCGGCGGCTGTGGCTACGAATCCGGCACGGGAAGGCTGCGCCTCAACTGGAGGCGCTGTACGGGGTGCCTGTGATCCAGGCCGACTACTTGCCGGATGGTGGGATAGTGCTTCAGGTGGGAGACCGGGCCGGGATGGGCCAGAACTCGAGCTGCGCGCCGCCGGCTGCTGCTGGACAGGCCAACACCTCTCCGCAGGTCAACGCGGAGCGCCTGAAGGCCGCTGAGGCCGATCCAGAGTTCTGGAAGAAGGAGCGGGTCCAGGGGATGAACGACGCGATGGACGGCGTAGCGGCTGGCGAGATCCGGCCGACGCTGAACGACCTGTCGAGTGGGAACGGCGAGCGGCCGTCGGCGAGCGATGTGCTGATGAAGGCGATGGATGACGTGGATGATCTGAACGGCGTGGTGGTCGTGCGGGTCCATAGGAACGGGAGCGTAGACCTCTGCCTTAACGTGGACCAGTTCGCCGCCCAGGGTGTGCTGCAGCGCGCGCAGATGTTTTTGGCGCAGAGGGGGTACTGAATTGGGAATAGGAAATCATGAACTTCCAAACAAAGGGGAGAGTGTTATCTGGCTTACCCCGCCATGTATTATTCAATCGCTCGGAGTTTTCGATCTCGACCCATGCGCAGCGCCTAGCCCAAGACCGTGGCCGACAGCACAGCGACACTTTGAACTTCCCGAAGATGGTCTTTCTTTACCATGGAAAGGCAGGGTCTGGCTCAACCCTCCCTACGATGAGAACATCGGGAAGTGGATGGAGAAGATGGCTCTTCATGGGAGCGGCATCGCTTTAATCTTCGCACGCACAGAGATTGAAGTGTGGCAGAGGTGGGTGTGGCCTTACGCAGATAAGATACTCTTCATTGCAGGGAGACTCTCTTTTTATTTTCCAGACGGAACAAAAGGAAAAGGAAGCTCTGGCGCACCATCCACTTTGATTTCATATTCTAAAAAAGACTCCGAGATACTCTATAACTCAGGTATCGCCGGAGCCTTTGTTGATATAATCAGACCAAGAGTAGGTCAATCCTCTACCAGCGTCCAGCAGTCGTGGTGAACAAACTTTTTGCCCTTCGGCGCAAGATACTTGAGGACCAGATCATTTCCCACACTGCGATCACCCTTGAAGATTTGGGACAAGAGCTGCATGGAAATCCCAATCTCAGTCGCGAACTGGACCTGGGTCATTCCGCCTTGACGGTCCTTGAGCATATCCCGCAGTTCGCTGGCTGTGTATGGGGCTGGTGTGGGCTTCATATTGTAACCTCACTGAAGAGCGGTGTTCCTTCGATTGACTTAGCGCTATGCTTGTCGAGGTACTGACGAGCAAGGTTCTTGATTCGATCTGGGTCGAGTTGAAGTTTCTCTACCAACTCTATGTTGGGGTCTCGGATACCTTTAATCTGTTGCTCTTTGACTCCGTTCACTTCAACCATGAACGGGTCAGATCCATCATCACAGACCATGTAGTACACGTTGACTGAGTTCTCCTGACCGTCTCGCCACACTCGACCAATGTTCTGTTCGTGAACCCCTGGCGACCAATCCAATTCTCCGAAGACAACCATATTGCAGGAACCTTGAAGTCCGTCAAGACCAGCCCCTGAACGCAAGGACATGATGAGAACCTTCGCTTCGCCGGCAATGAACCGCCGCTTCGCTTCTTCTTTCTGAGCGATAGACTCCTGACCGGTGTACATCGCAATTGGAATGTCTACGAACTTGTCTTTCCAGATTGCGTACACGGCATGGTGCCATCCATAGAGAACAACCTTCTCTCCGGACTCGACCAACAACTTCACAAACTCGGCCACATAGGGAGCTTTCGCCACTCCTGTAGCCTGGCGCAGCCTCCAATCGAATTCATCGGCGGCGCGCATCTTGTCGATACCCATGCCGCCAGCCTTGAGCAGCATCTCGGCGAGCTCGGCGCATGTCTTGCTCACCTGCTCAAGCGCATCAAGATCAGCATCGACGTGTTGTACGTCGGCGTAACACGGAGGCAATTCTCTTCCAACTTCTTTGCGCGTCCGTCGCAGCATCAGTCCAGCCTCACGCATATACGCACCAAACGCTGCCGGGTTCTTGATGCTTGCCTTGTCGGACGATGAGTAGTCGTTGCACCATTCAGTGAAGAATTCAGAACTGCTTCCCAAGGCACCTGGGGATACTGCTTCCATCACGTTGAATATCTCACCGCCGTAGTTGTAGATCGGAGTGGCGCTCATGCCCATGCGATAGTCCACGGAGTCGGAGAGAAGTTTCGCAGCCCTGTAGCGGTTGCTATCACCATGGCGAAGCTCCTGAACTTCGTCGAAGACTACACTCTTGGAAGTCTTCGCGAGAGTTTCTGCCCATCCGGAGAGTTTGCTGTAGCTAAGAATCACCACATCTGGGTACGGAACTGTGCGGCGCCGGAACCGCGTCATGTCATACGGCTGACCTTTGTTTACGACGTGGACACCGAGCCATGGAGCGAAGTGTGCCAACATGGACTGTACCTGTCGCGGGAGATGCGTGAGCGTGACGTAGACTGCTGGCCTGGTGCGCGGATCGGAGATGGTAAGAAAAGCAACGAGGCTCTTCCCAAGCCCAACATCATCGGCAAGAAGCAGGGAGCCAGTCGTCAGAAGCATCGACGCAGCAACCAGTTGGTACTCGCGCTTCTCACAGTTCAACTCAAACGACAGCGGGGCTTGCTGCGCGCTTAGGAATCTGTCGACCAGAGTCATCTTCTCGCGGTATTGATTGGCTAGAGATGACACCTGCTCGATTCCATCACCCTCGACCGGATAGCGTTCGATGAACCATTCCAGATCACGGCAGTTCTCGGGGGTCATGGAGAGCTTGAGCGCTCCTACGCTTCCCTTGTCCACCTTCGGAAAGACGCGCTTGAAGCGCAGAGCGACGTGGGGCACAAGGCTAAGACGAATCCATTTCCCGTTGATCTGCATCGTTCCGTAGGTCTTCACAGCATCCCCCATCCGAGAAATAGAACTACGACCGGCTTGCCGTTGACAATCTCTGGAATGATCGAATGGCGACACCGGTTTGTAACAACAAGCAACTCGTCGATCTGTTCATCCTGGGAGTAGCGGTGAATCTGTCTCATCACTGCCGAGAGAGGGTGACCAACCTTGACCTCGACGCCAACCCGGTCAACCATAAAGTCAATGCGATCTCTTTTGGAAAGTGATACCTCTTCACCGAACTCCAACCCCTCCGCCGTAAAGGCCCGCTTAATTCCCTCTTGCAAATCCTGCTCGTTGGCGTAGTTGAATCGGTAACCCTTCAGGATGTTGCAGACCTGTTGAGCGTTCATTACTTCTTCCCCCAGGCGCCGATCTTGTCGAGTCCGAACGGCAACGTCCAGGTCGACGGCAACACCCAGAGCACGCGCAGATGCAACTTCGTCTGCCATTCATCGACAAGCGCCGGGTAGACCTCGACGGCCACAACTTCAGGACCGAATATCTCGTGGACCGCGCGTTGGATTTCCTCCCACGACAACTGCTCAATATCGCCGTGCCTTATCAATGTCGCCTGGACGACTCCTCCGATCGAAGTCTCCACTTTGAATAACTGGCATTCGATGCGGCTGTTGGCGTAGATAGCCATGCAGTTGATGAGCAACGGGTAGTCTTGCTCCATCTGCGAGGTGATCTCTACTTTCTCGAACGGCGTCCACTGCCGGCCATAGGCTTTGAGTAATGCTGTCTTGCGAACCTTCGTCATCGTAACGCCTCCATAACCGTGTCGATCGCTTCCGCACTCTTGACCATCGCAGTCGTAAACCTCAGTAGCTTGAAGCCGGCCAAAGATGCCGCGTTATACTTACGACAATCCCACTCAAATCCCTCTCCGCGCGAATGACGGCTCTTACCAAATTTGGTTGCTCCTTCGATTTCGACAACCAAGTTTCGCTCGGGAAAGAAAAAGTCGAAGCGCCACTTTCGGCCGGGAATCAATTCCACTTCGCGCTCAGGCATCAATCTCTCAACCTTGCAGTGCAGCAAAAATGCCTCTTCACCGGGACTCAGCGCCTTGGGTATCTTGCTCATCGCCCCCGCCTCTCTTCCGGTAACAGTTCGTCCGGCACGTTGAAGAACCCCTGCCTGCCTACCACGAGCGGTCGTTTCTCTACTGCTATCAGGCGCACATTCTCAAGTTTGAAAGCGTAGCGCCACTTTCCATCGTCTCCGTTATCTGAAAAGTCTCCCCAAAACTCAGCATCTCCGATTCTGCCCCGCAAGTTGGTAACGGGCGTGCAGTCTACCAGATCGCAAACACAGATAATCTTGCCATAGTCGAGAGCCCATAATGCTTGCTCTTTCGCCTGGAGACGGACCTTGACTTGCTTGAAGTAATCCCACGGATAATCAATCTGTCTGAACTTCTTCTTTGCCGCGTGAATCGCAAGCTGACCACGATAATTGGTTGACCATCCACGAGTTTCAAACGGTTTCAAACCAAGGCCAATCGCAATCGCGTGAGGTTGCCAAAGACTCAATGCTTTCACAGTTTCCACCTCTCTTTCTTCACAGGTACGTTGACCTTGCGCCGCTCCCTGCCCCACCGAATACTTGTCCAGACGGCCCCGATGAGTACGCCGACCACAAGCAGGAGAGCGCCCCACACGATATGCGTCGCATCGGCGCTCATGACTTCACTTCCGGCGCGTGCTGCCAATGTTCGTGCGCAGGCGGTTCTGACTCGCAGCATCCCATACACTCATCAGCGCCACAAACTACCTTCTTATCTTTATTCAAAAACCTGCAATTGCGGCACTCTTTGATTATGGTGTCCTCCGGTTGCTTCTCCTCCGGCGCTGGCGGGATCGGCTTTGGCTTCCAGTGAGTCACCTTATTGTTGAGGTCAACCATCACAGAGTCGTATTGTCCGCCATGTGTTTCCTCTTCGCGGTGCCATCCTGTTCCGCGCATATTGCCTTCTTCCGCAAAAGGATCGTTCCCGTCAACATAGTTAGGATCGTCGGGGTTCGCGTCCTCGTCTTCATAGAAGTAATCACCGTATGCGGCCAGTTCAACGTAACCGCCTACTCCGTTGTCACACTTGACCCATACAAGCCAGTTGTGCGCGTGGCCTTTCTCTGGCAACCGCTCATCGACGCTGATCCACTCCGCAGCTTTCCGCGCCTCGGCTAGATCGTGCTCAAGCTTGGCGAGCTCCCGTTCTTCGTAGGATGTGTAATTAAAACCTAAACTATCCTTTGCCATTGTCAGACCTCTCTTTCTGCTCTACGCCGGTTGCGGGCACTGCTGCACGGGCGACGAGCCAAGCGTGTTCTGTTACTTCACAATCACGCCAATGCCAAGGAGACTTAGCAAGTAGCGCATCATCCCTTCGGCAAAACTGCATTGCGTCGATGAGATTCGGTGTAAAGTCTCTTGAATTGTGTCCTGTCCAATAGCCGAGACTTTTAGCATTTCCATCCTCAAATCTCTCTACGACGTAGAATACTTGTTCGCTCACCCGCGCTGTCAGCCTATCCACCTGGGCCTTGAGCCTCTGTATCTCTTCCAGTTTAGCTCTGTCTCCTGGGATCACGGTTATATCCGCACTGCCCGCGAGTGAACCCACTAAAGTAGGCTTCGGGTTGCAGTAAGGATTTTCGCAACGCTCAAAGAATTGATTGTGCCCTTCTACGTTATGAAAGGCTCGGCGCACAACGAGATGCTCGGCGAACAGTGCGGCGTTCTCTTCCATCTCCCGGTCGATGCGCTCGATGAGATCGTATGCCTCAGATGGGTCTACTGGAGCGCCATCTTTGACTATTTCAAGAAGTTCTTGAAGATCGGTCGCGTACTTCAACTCATCCATTGTGGGCCTCGCTTTCCTTTCGCAGTTGCACGATCTTACCAATACGAAACGTCTCAGCATCCTCACGCGAATACCAATCTTTTCTCATGTAAAGGATGTTTTCGCCGTCAAGTTGCACGACCCATACAGCGTTGTGATTCGGACTAAGTCCCTCATTAACTATCACACGCTGCTCCGCAGTCTTCGGCTTGGGCATGGGCGCGGGCTGGAGACGAGCGATAATCTCTACACCAGCATTGAGCCAGTTGGCCTTAATAGCTGCCGCCCTGATCTGCTCCAGCGTGTACGACGCGGGGCGGTTGGCGAGTACGGCGATAGCTACATCGACTTCGCGTGCGAGAAAGATTCCGTTGTTCTCGTTGCAAATACAGCGATGCAGGTCTGTCGAGCATTTTGCAAGCAACGCTATCAGACTTGTATCGCTCAGCGCCCCGTTCGCGTGCTGCTGCTCAGTTGCCATGTGGTGCCTCCTCGTTGTGGACAAAGAAGTAACTATCGTCGTCTCTGTACTCCTTCTTGGGAACGCACCAGCACTCAGGAACCAGGCAGTGATTACGTCCGAATGTAGGAATGCAGTGATCGACCGACCCGTGTTCGTCGCGCCAGTTGATAACGACCCAGCCATGCGCTGCGGCTTCTTCCGGAGTCGGCACATACTCATCGTCAACTTCATGCCCGTCAGAGAAACAAAGCGGTGCCTTCGCCTTATAGTGCTCGCTGTCCGCGATGAAGAATTTGATGTACTGGCCGTTCTCAAACATGAGTTGGATGAAACCGTCTGCGTCTTTGTCGGCGAGTTCGCCAACCTCGTTCTGTGTGATCTCCAGCAGTCGCTGGCCGATGAACAAGCCGAGGATTTCGCGGATGTTGGCTACGACTTCGGGTTGGTCGGTCATCGATCTTCTCTCTCCATGCAGCGGAACAGCCAATACTTGAATTTGTCTACGAGGAAGTTGGCCTGGGCCACCGTCAATTCGTTGTCGAGCGAATGGCCTCCTCCTGTGG